TCAGGCGGTCTCGCCGCCTGCGTCGCCGGACGCCGCGTCGCCGGCCGCCTCGTCCTCGCCGGCGTCGGCCAAATGCTCGACCGAGACGACGCGCTCGCCCTCCGCCGTGTCGAAGACGATGACGCCCTGCGTGCCGCGACCCGCTATGCGTATGCCTTCCACCGGGCAGCGGATGAGCTGGCCGCCATCCGTCACCAGCATGATCTCGTCGCCGCGCCCCACGGGGAAGGAGGCGACGAGCTTGCCATTGCGGGCGTTTACCGCCATGGCGACAATGCCTTTGCCGCCGCGTCCGGTGATGCGATATTCGAAGGACGAAGAGCGCTTGCCATAGCCGTTCTCGGAGACGGTCAGGATGATCTGCTCGGCCTGCTCCATTTCGCGATAGCGCGCCTCGGTCAGCTCGATCGCGGTCGAGGCCTCCTCGGTCTCCGCCGCGCCCTCCTCCACGCCTTCCGCTCCCGCATTGCGGCGCTGCGCCGCGGCGCGCTTGAGATAGGCGGCGCGCTCGTCGCCGACGGCCTCGAAATGGCGCAGGATCGACATTGAGATCACGCGATCGTCGCCAGCGAGCGCTATGCCGCGCACGCCCATGGAGGTGCGGCCCTGGAACACGCGCACGTCGCTGACCGGGAAGCGAATGCACTGCCCCTCGCGCGTCGTGAGCAGAATATCCTCCTGCTCCGCCGCTGTGGCGACATCGACGATGGCCTCGCCTTCGTCGAGCTTCATGGCGATGATGCCGGAGCGGCGCACATCGGAGAAGTCCGAGAGCTTGTTGCGGCGCACCGTGCCGCCCGTCGTCGCGAATATGGCGTCGAGCGTCGCCCAGCTCGATTCGTCCTCGGGCAGCGGCATGATGGTGGTGATGCGCTCACCCTGCTCGAGCGGCAGAAGATTGACCAACGCCTTGCCGCGCGCCTGCGGCGCCGCCAGCGGCAGACGCCAGACCTTTTCCTTATAGGCGCGGCCGAGCGAGGAGAAGAACAGCACCGGCGTATGCGTCGAGGCGACGAAGAGGCGCTGAACGAAATCCTCCTCCTTCGTCTGCATTCCCGAGCGGCCCTTGCCGCCGCGCCGCTGCGCGCGATAGGTCGAGAGCGGCACGCGCTTGATGTAGCCGGCATGCGAGACGGTGACGACCATATCCTCTCTCGCGATGAGGTCCTCGTCCTCGACGTCACCGTCGCCATCGACGATCTGCGTGCGGCGAGGCGTCGCATAGGCCTCCTTGACCGCGATCATCTCGTCCTTGACGATCCCGAACAGCCTTTCGCGCGAGCGCAAAATCTCGAGATATTCGGCGATCTCGGCGGCGAGCTTATTCAGCGCCTCGGCGATCTCGTCGCGGCCGAGCGCGGTGAGGCGCTGCAGGCGCAATTCCAGAATGGCGCGCGCCTGCGCCTCGGAAAGGCGGATCGCGCCATCCTCGGTGAGCACATGGCGCGGATCGGCGATCAGCGCGACCAGCGGCGCCATGTCCTTGGCGGGCCACTCGCGCTCCATCAGCGCTTCGCGCGCGGCGGCGGCGTCGGCCGAGGTGCGGATGAGGCGGATCACCTCGTCGATATTGGCGACGGCGATGGCGAGGCCGACCTGCAAATGCGCCGCGTCGCGCGCCTTGGCGAGGCGGAATTTGGTGCGCCTGGTGACGACGCTCTCGCGGAAGTCGACGAAGGCGAGCAGCACGTCCTTCAGCGTCAGCAGCTCGGGCCGGCCGCCGTTCAGCGCGATCATATTGACGGGGAAGCTCGACTGTAGCGCGGTATGGCGCCAGAGCTGGTTGAGCACCACATCCGCCACTGCGTCGCGCTTCAGCTCGATGACGATGCGCATGCCATCGCGGTCGGATTCGTCGCGCAGATCGGAGATGCCTTCGAGCTTCTTCTCGCGGACGAGGTCGGCGATGCGCTCGATCAGCGCCGCCTTGTTCACCTGATAGGGGATCTCGGTGAAGATGAGCGCCTCGCGCTCCTTGCGCAAAGTCTCGACCTCGGCCTTGGCGCGCATGATGATCGAGCCGCGCCCGGTCGTATAGGCGTTGCGTATTCCGCCCCGCCCTAGAATCGTCGCCGCCGTCGGGAAGTCCGGGCCGGGCACGATCTCCATCAGCTCGGCGACGGACATATCCGGCCGGTCGATTAGCGCTATGGCGGCGTCGATCACCTCGCCAAGATTATGCGGCGGAATATTCGTCGCCATGCCGACGGCGATGCCGCCAGCGCCATTGACGAGGAGATTAGGGAAGCGCGCCGGAAGGACGGTCGGCTCCATCTCCTTGTCGTCATAATTCGGCTTGAAGTCGACTGTGCCTTCGTCGATATCCTCGAGCAGCGCCAGCGCCGGCTTGGCGAGCCGCGACTCGGTGTAACGCATGGCCGCCGGCGGATCATTGTCGACGGAGCCGAAATTGCCCTGCCCGTCGATGAGCGGCAGCCGCATGGAAAAGGGCTGCGCCATGCGCACCAGCGCGTCATAGATCGCGGCGTCGCCATGCGGGTGATATTTACCCATGACGTCGCCGACGATGCGCGCCGATTTCACGTACGACTTATCGGGCGTATGGCCGTTCTCGTGCATGGAGAACATGATGCGCCGATGCACGGGTTTCAGACCGTCGCGAACATCCGGCAGCGCGCGGCTCACGATCACGCTCATCGCGTAATCGAGATAGCTGCGCTTCATCTCGTCGGCGATCGAAACCGGGCGAATGTCTGAGCCGGGCGTCGGAGGCTTTGTGTCGTCTGTGTCGTTCTCGGCCAATGGCTCGCCAATCCGCTTCGATCGTCCCGCGCTCCGCGGCGAAATCCTGCCGCGGCAATGTCGCGCCGGCTCTGGGAAAGAGCGCTTCTCGTCGTCGTCCCGTCTCGCCGACGAAGGCGAGGCGGCTGCAGAGTCCGCTGCTCGGGAGAGCGGCGGGACGTGGAGATCGCGCTCGCAGGACGTTTCGAGCGAAGCGCGCCGAGGCGAGCCTAGCGGCAGCCGTCGGCGACGCTCGAAACCGCCGTTTTTCTATAGGCGATTCTCGGCGGCGACGCCAGTTCGCCCCGGCGCGCCGCGCCGCAGTTCTGCTCGAAGAAACACAGGTTTAGAAAAGCTCTTCAAATCTCTTTCGATTCATTTTCGGATTCTGGCGTCAGCTCTGCGCCGAGCGCAGCCTGCGTCGCGCGTTCATGACGATCGTCCGCGCGCTGGCGTCGCCCGGCTCCAGCAGTTCCAGCCCGTCATCCTCGTTCGAGTCCCAGGAATCGGACGCCCGCCCCCGGCCCTCCGAATCGACCAGGGCGATCACGCGATTGGACTGCGCCGCAGTCGGCCCTCCTGCAGTCTTGCCGCCTCCGGCGAAACGAGCGCGCAGAGCGGCCGCGACCTCGGTCCAATCCATCGTCTTCGGCTTTTTGGGCGCTTCCTTCTTGGGTGCTTCCTGCGGCGCAGCTTCGGCCTGGGGCGCGGTTTCCGCAGCCTTCTTGCCGCGCAGCGCGGCGAATTTGGCGAGGATCGGCTCGAATTTCGCGCGCGCGGCTGCGAGCGCAATGGCCAAACGGCCCGCCGGCGCCGCTTCGCCCTCCTGCGGGGCGGCGGCTTTCGACGCGCCCGGCTCGGCCGCCTTGGCGACGGGGGGACCGCGCCGCAGATATTTCATCACGAGCAGGCCGGCGAGCGCGGCAGCGGCGACCAGCGCCTGCCAGAGAGCCATCGGCGATTCGCTTTCTTCCTGTGCCGGTGGCATAGCCTCGGCGCTCGGAGCCGGAGCGGCTTCCGCCGCCGGCGCCTCGCCCTTCGGCGAGTCGGCTTCGGCCTCGGGCGTCGCGGTTCGCTCGACCGGGGCCTCCGCCTTCGCCTCGACAGCGGCGGCCTCTGGCGCGGCAGGCGACGCGATTTGGGCAGTCGGCGCGGCCGACTGCGGAGCGCTCTCAGCCTGGGGCGGCGCGATCGGGGCCGGCTCGGCCGACGTTGCGACGACAGCCTGTTCCGGCGCCTTGGCGAGATCGGCGACTGGCGCATTCTCGAAGGCCGGAAGCGGCTCGCGCAGGAAGACCGGCACGGCAGGCGTCGGCTTCACCGATTCGGCCGGGGGCGGAGCCGCGACGGCGACCTTGGGGCCTCGGCGGCGAGCGCGGGAGCGGGAGGACGCTCGGCCGGGCGCGCCTCCTTCTCCGGCTTCGCCGCGACGAGCGGCGCGAGCTTCACGATAATATCGTCATAGCCTTTGCCATTGGGAGAGCCGAGCTCCTCGATTCGCATGGCTCCGGCCACATGAAGCGCATGCGAGCGGCGCGGCTCGGCGGCGGCGCATCCGATATCGGCGGCTGCGGCCGCCAGCATCAGGCCGCCGGCCGAAAGGCGCGTGAACGGCGTGAAATTCGACCTCATCTGCGAGCTCCGCTGGAATGACGAGGCTCCAGCTTGCCTCGCGGAGTTGAACAAAGCCTTAGCATCGCGATGAACGAAGCGTTAATGCGCTCATTCTGTGATTCGTTCACGACTGGTTCACTGGCTTTAGCCAATGCTCGTGTCCCCGCTTCGCATTCCAATAGGAGGAAACAAATGAAGCTGAAGCTCGCTTTCGTCGCCATTCTGGCGTTCGCCGGCCTCACCGCGCCGGCCGCCATGGCCATGCCGCTCGCGCCGCTGCAGGAGGGCGCCGTCGCCCCGCTGACGCATGAAATCGGCGGCCGCTGCGGCCCCGGCTGGCACATAGATCCTTGGGGCCGTTGCGTGCCGCATCGTCGTCCGCCGCCGCCCGTCTATGGCCCGCGTCCCGGATACTATCCGCCAGCCTATGGTCCGCGTCCCGGATACCATCCCCCGGCCTATGGGCCGCGTCCGGGATTCCGATGCGGCCCCGGCGCGCATCCCAATCAATGGGGCCGCTGCGTTCCGAACCGCTGGTGATCCGCCGCGGCGCGCGGAGCTGAGGATAAATTCACCGAGCTCTTGCCGCGCGCCGCGCGAAGTCTTCCCGTCTCTCGCGCAAAGTCTTGCCGTCCGCCGGCAAGTCCTGTATGAGCGGCCTTCTCACGTCGACGTCGAGCTTTCGGCGCCGACGTTCGGGGCCTCGTGGCGGAGTGGCTACGCAGAGGACTGCAAATCCTTGTACGGGGGTTCGATTCCCTCCGAGGCCTCCAGCAGTCAACACGCCTCCAAGAATTTCAGCAGCTTATGTCTGTCGTTTCCCTCACCAGCGGCTTGGTTGTCCGAAAGTGAGGGATTTTTCGGCGGCGGCACGATCAGGTGCATCGCCGCGCGCGCCAGCTTTTTCTGGCGCGCCTTGCGCACATATTCGGCGGCCTGCTCTGCCTTCCGCCATCCGAAAATCGCCATGAGCTGATACTCGGTCGCGCCATTCTCGGCGGCGATCGTCGCCCCCGCCTTGCGCAGACCATGCGCGGAGCAGTGGGGGAGCTTCGCCTCGTCGCACCAATCGCGGAACTTGTTGCCGAGACCTTTGATTGAAAAAGGCTTTTTGTATTCCGTTTCCAGAAATGCCGCCGTTCCGATCTCCGGCGTCTGCATCAATGCCTCCGAGAGCGGCTCTAGAATAGGTAGCTCGAGCGAAACCGGGTCTCGGCCGCGATTTTTTACCTGCGTGAGGCGGAGGACCGGGAATCCGTCTCCGTCCTCTCCCACATTGCGGCGGCCAAACTGGGCAATATCCGAGATGCGTTGCCCGGAAAACAGTAGCAGGGCGAGCGCCAGATAGGCCTTCGAGCCGAGGGGGTGACGGCGCGCGAAATCTGCGACCTCATCCACGGTCCAGGTATGATGGCCCTCAGAGCCAGTCCTGAACTTGGCCACATCCCGCGCGGGATTGGTCTCCATCCGCCGCTCCGAGATCGCCCATTTGAACAGCGGGCCGAGCGTCTTTAGCCGGTGATTGGCGGCCTCGGGCGCGCTGGACTTGCGATCGCGCAGCAATTTGACGTGCGCGGGACAAATTTCGTTCACGGGAATATCTGCGAAAATATCCTCGCTCTCGCGATTTAGGCGCTCGCCGAGCATCGATTCGAGCACGCGCCGGCGCTGCGCCGTGGTCGCATGATTGAGCCGGGCAAAATCGACGGACTCCATATAATCGACCACGAGGGCTCGGAACGTTCCTGGCTGAGGCTTGCGGTCACGGCGCGGCGCCTTGGGCGCATGGCCCGCCGCGCAGAGCGCGTATTGTCGCCAAAACTCCTCGGTTCCAGGCCGGGCCGTGATCCGAATGCGCGGCCCATGACCCTTGCGATAATAGACTCTGACATTCCCATGGCGGTCGGGCTCTTCATAGACGTGGCGCGGCAGGGCGTCCCCTTGCCTAGAGTTGGAGCTTTTTCCAGCGGCCATTGTCATTAGACTCTCTAGACTCTTTCACGGCTTTCCGCGGCAAGCGCCGGAGCGCCTCGGCGATCTCCTCGGCGTCCCATATGAGCCGACCGCCGAGCTTGCGCGGCACGGGCATAGACCCGTCATCTACAGCCCGTTGAAAAAGCTCGGGACTTACGCCGATGAACGCGGCGGCGCTCTCGACAGAAAGCCCGATCGGATCGCGAGGGCAGTGTCGCACGCGGCTCATCGGCATATCTCCATATCGAGGATGGGTTTTGTCGTCATCTCCCGACCTCCCGAAGCCCATTGTGCTCTCGGCCGTCCAGCAAGCGCCCGGCGCGGCGCTTGCCGACGCGAAGCGAAGACGAGCCGTCGGAATGATGCTCGCACGCGGCCAGACAATCGACGCCGAGCTTCGTCGCGCCGACGAAGGTGAGCGGCCCTGCCGCAACGCGCTCCGGCGCGACCAAGGCGAGGAACTGATCCGCGTCGATCCATTCGCCCCATTGCTTGAAGTCGAAGGCGACCCCTGCCGCTGCGCATTGATCGCGAAGCGAGCGAAAGAGTGCGATCGGCGTCGACCGCGCGCCTGGGCCGCTCTCGCCGCCAGCGATGACGAGATCGAGGCTGGGAAGCTCGTCGCCGCGAATGCTCTGATGGCAAGACGGGCAAAAGATGTCGCTGTCGTCTCCCCAGGAGTCCGTTCCGCAAAGCTCGCCCGATCCGACCCAGCCACAATGTTCGCATTTTGTCATGTAGAAGAGAGGCGCGAGAAACGGCGTTCCGTCCGGCCTCTTGGCGGGGCGCGCCGTCGGAAGCCATCGTTTCCACGGGATCGCCCCGAGCAAGGGCTCGCAGCTCACAAAGCGAAAGGCCGCGGACGTCGCGAGCAACTCTGGAATGCGTTCGTCGGCACGTTGCGGATCTTCAACCGTCACCCCGAGCCAAATTCCCGGCGGCGGATTGTCGGCGCCATATTCGCCGAGCGTCGCGCGCGCGTCATCGCGACGGCGGGCGAGCGCATCTGTGCGCTCTAAGACGTGAGCCCCGGCCTCGGCGTTGACCTGCGCCCAAAAGTCCGGGTCGCTCAAGACTTCGCGCATGCGCTCGGCGCGCTTCGTCAGAACCTGAAAGACGTGGCCGCGAAGATGATGCGCCGCGACCATGACGGCGAAGATCGTCGCGATCTCGGACATGGACAAAGCCGCATGAAAAAGATCGCCATGCGCCGCGACGAAAATCTTGCGCGCTCGCGCCCATTGAAACGGAAGCTCGATCCATTCCCAATTGACGCGAACCTCCCCCGTCCACACATGCTTGCCGTTGACCTCGCGCGTAAGGCCGCGACGCGAGGCGTGACCTTTCATGCGCGTGCCGGCGAGACGCATCGCATAGCAATTCGTGCAAGCCGGAGAGACGAGGCTGCAACCTGTCACGATGTTCCAGGTCGCATCCGTCCATTCGATGGCGCTTTTCTCAGCCATGCGCCCTCGCGATCTCGCCCTCGAAGCGCGCGCGCCAAACGGCATAAGGCTGCATATCTTCCCGCTCGTCGAAACGAGACATGAGGACAGCGAGCGCGCGTCGGCCTTGCGCTAGAAGCGCTTTGGGCGAGCTGTCCGACCAATCGAGTTCCTGTGCGAGAACAGAGGCGGCGAGCGTCGCGTCTTCGCATGAATGGAATATCGCCACTCGGTAGCCGTTCGGCAGATAGGTTAGAACTGCGCAATAGATCGTCTTGCCGCAATCGGGGAACTCGCAATAGCGCTCGTCGATCGCGAAGCTTCCTTTCGTCCATCCCCAAACGCCGGCGCGGCCTTCGGGAACCAAGAAAGAGAAAAAGGATGGCGTCCAGCCCTCCCCGATATCGAACGCGCCCGCAGATGGGGGAGTTGCGCCGGGCGTCATGACGAGCGCGAATTCATGCGGCTCGATCGGCCGGAAGAAGGGCGGCTCGGAAATCAGTGGAATCTCGACCATGTGCGTCACTCCGCCGCCTTGGGCTCGCGTCCGCAGCTCGGGCATTTCTGCTCTGCCGCTGACGCGATCGTTCCGAAGTCCTCGAGGATGATGAGCGAAACGCGGCCGACTTTGGTGAGATGCCGCGGGTCGGTTTCGTTCTGGTCGGCGAAGGCCGCTTCTTCGCGCGCTTTCTCGAGCGACGCGCCAGCGGACAAGATTCCGAATGAGCCATCGGAATAGATCAGCGCGTATCTGCTATCGATGAGATGAGCGGGAATCGTCGTCCATCCGCGCGCCCAACAGAACGCCGCATAGATTGCGACGTCTTTCGGATCGCCCTTCGCGACGTGCCGCAGCAAGTCGGCTTTGCATTGCGCTTCCCAATCGTTCCGGCGCCAATCGTCGGTAAAGCCGTGCTTGATCTCGGATGCGCGGGCTTTTTCCTTCAGAGCCTCGGCGAAGCGATCTAGCATCGCGTGCGTCTCGGGGTGAAGTTGCTCCTCGACCATGTGCGTCACTTCGCATTCTCCGACTTTGCGCGCGAAACCTTGTTGATGGCGGCCGTGGCCAATTCGCGATGGTGGCGCGCCTCGCTCACGAAGCGCGAGGCGGCGTCGAATTGCGGCGCAACAATCGCAATCGAAGCCCGGCGCTGGGCAGGCGTGAAAAATTCTGGCGAGAGGATATGCCCGCTCTCGGCCGGCGCCCTGCTCTCCTTCGCAAAGCGCACGAACAAAGGCACGTATTCGGCGAGCATGCGCTCCGCCATAGTGATCGCGGCGAGAGCGTGATCGAGCGTCTCCAGCCGCATCTTCGGGGTTTCGGGGATGCGTGTCATTCCGCTGCATCCCTCGCCTTGTCGCCGATTTCTCGCCAAGAGAGGCCGAGAAGCACATAGCCGCTCTTCGTCTTGCGCTTCGCAGTGACGCCGAGGTCGAAAAGCACGGCGTCTTGCTCATGCGCATCGATGTGAAAATCGGGATTGATGCTCTGGCCGAAGGCCTGCAGATCGGATCGAAAATCCGAGACTGCGTAATTTGCGGCGCCTTCGTTCGGATAGCAGCGCTCGATCAGAAAGCGCGACATGATATGCAGCCCGCGCTCGCCGATGCAGGCGATCTCGACCTCGCGCGCCCAATTGCGGGCGGCTGCGTTGGCTTCAATCTCGGCGGCGCTCTCCTCCGTCTCCCGCGCGGCGCGGCGCGCGTCGAAGACCTGGCCGGCCGCGTCATCGTCCAGCCCTTTCTCGTCGGCCTCGATCGCCTCGACCATGGCTTGCGCCGTCGAGCGCGTGTCTTCCGGCCCGGAGGCGAAGAGCGTCGCCGCCGCCTCGGGAAGCCATTTGCGGTCCTTTGCGAGGATGGCGGCGCGCTCGACGATCTTGGGCTTGCGCAGCTTGCCGGCCTCGGCCGCGGCGGCCTCGCCGTCGATCGCGCGGATGGCGTCGAGCGCCTCATCCCGCGAGAGCGCCTGGAAAAGGGCCTTATGGTCCAGCGCCTCGGCGACGTCCGTTCGCACGGCGCCCATGCGCTGCGCCAGCGAGACGAAATTCTGCAACTGCGCGGGCTTCACATCGTCGAAGCAGATTGCACGCTCGACCACCTCGGCGAAGGCGACGGTGAGATCGGCGAGCGGGGTCGTCGCGACAATGGCGAGCGCGGTAGAAAAATGCGAGGGCGCGAGGCGCTGTAGCAGATCGTGGCGCGGCGGCTCCGGCGGATCATCGAATGTCGTGCGCAGCCCGATTCCGACGCAACCATGCGAACAGCCGAGCGCGGCGGTGGCGAGCGCCAGCGCGAGATAGGGATTGCGCGCCGTCGCGCGCGCGAGGCCGCCGCCGATCGCATCGCGGATGATCCATTCCTGGTCCTTGCCGCCGAGCGCGGGCGGGATCGCCGCCGGCTCGGGCGCGCTCTGCTCGCACGTCTTCGCCTTGGCGTCCTTGCGCGCGGCGCCGGGCTCGGCGATCTCCTCCCGCTCCTCGAGCTCCATCTCCGGCTCCGCCTGGGGGACGGCGCGGATGATTTCGACATTGCCATTGCTGTCCAGCTCGGCGCGCACGCCGAGCGCGGCTCGCTCTTTTTTGGGGATGGCGCGGAGATAGGCGCGGAGGTCGATTTCCTCCACCTCCTTCTCGAGCGCGGCGCGATCTTCGGCGTCCGCCCCGACCAATTGCTTATTGATCGTCTCCAGGCGTCGCAGCTCTTTGGCGGTGTAGTCGGAATCGAAGGGCAGCGGATCGGGGCCGGGAAGCATTCCGCCCTCGATCTCGGCGCGGCCCCAACCCTCTTGCCGCATGATCTCTTCGGCGGCGTCGAGCAAATAGCCGTCGGCGAAGTTCCTCGCGATGGTGCGGTCGAGCAGGATCGTCTCTTCCGAGAACAAGCTCTCCTCTATGCGCCCGCCCAAAAGCTCATAGCTGGCGCGGCGCGCGGGCTCGGCGAGAATGAATTTCGCGAGCGCCTCATGCGCGCCGACGCCCTCGCGCCGCAGCGCCTTGCGCACGAAATAGAGCTGCGGCGCGTCATTGCATCCGTCGAGAACGGCGTCTTGCGCCTCGATCGTTCCGCCCGTGAAGACCTCGGCGAGATCGCGGCTGATCTTGCCATCGCGCCACAGCGCGCGAACGCGCGGGCTCAATCGGCCGAGCGCGAGGCGCTGCTTGACGTGGCGCTCCGTCAGGGCGAAGTCGCGGGCGATCGTCGGCACGTCGAAGCCGGCCTTTTCGAGATCGGCGAAGGCCTCGAACTCCTCGACGGGATGCAAGGGCTTTTGCGTCACGGCTTCGGCGAGCGCCGCCTCGCGCGCCTCGGCGTCCGAGCCCTTGAAGATATGCACCTTCAGATAGGAGGTCGCATCCGGGTCGATAGAGCGCAGCGCGCGCCACCGACGGCCGCCCGCGAGAACGGCGAATTCGCCGAGCCCTTCGCCGGCGAGCGCATGCACCAGGATCGGATGCAACAGCCCGCGCGCGCGGATCGTCGCCGCGAGCGTCGAGACGTCGCTGTCCATGTCCTGGCGCGGATTGAGCGGCGACAGGCGCGTGATGAGGGAAAGCGGCAGCTCTTCGTCAATGATCTCGCTCATCGGACGTCCTTTTCCAAAAAGGCCAGGCGGGGCAGAGAGACCGTGACGGTGGGCGTGCCGTCATATCGACGGCTCGTGCACAGCGCGTCCGGCCGCTCCTTGGAGATCGCGCGGATTTCCGGCACGGGGCGCGCGGCGCAGGAAATCGTGTCGCGGCGTCGCGCCGGGCTGGCGGCGGCGAGGCGCTCGCGCGGGCCGTGCGGGCGCGGCGGCTTGGTGAAATCATCTGGGCTCATGCGGCGCTCCTCTGCTCGACGATGGCGCTCGGCCGCGGCGCGAGGGCCTGCTCCGACTGGCCGAGCGCGAGCGCATCGGCGAGGCCGAAGGTGCGAGCGTGGCGCGCCAAGTGGCCGATGCGTGGCGCGAGGCGAATGGCTTCGCGAAGCGACAACGTGTCATCGTCGATGAGATGGCGGAGCAACTGCGGCTCATCGTCGAGGTCCAGCGTCGCGGGGATGGAAGCGACGGCGCAGCGGATGAGGATGAAATCGCTATCAGGGGAAATGTCGCGCATGGCGAGCCTCGACGGCTAAAGGGGCAAATGGTCGCGAAGCGACGCAGTGACGTGATGATGGTCGACGCGATTGCGATCGCGCTGCGACAGCTTGGAAAAATGAAGCATCATCTCGACGCCTGCGGCCTGAAGGTCGGCGCAATGACGCTGGTAATTGTCGATCGTCGCGCGATGCGCCGCGTTGAGGCGCTGCAGTTCTTCCGTCGCGGCGTTGGCGAGCGCGAGATCATGCGTGAGCTTCGCCTCGCGTTCTCCCGCTGCGGCGAGCTGCGCGTTGCGCTGCTCGGCGTCGCGCTGTGCGGACTCGTAATATTCGCGATATTGGAGCAGCGTCTCGTCGCGCTTCGTCAGCTCGATCCGCAAGGCCTGGATCAAATCATGATCCTCTGCCGATCCGGCCCATGTGCGCAGATCGTCACGCAAGGTCGCGAGGATCGCCTCGCGCAATGCGACATAGCTTTTCTGCTTATCCTGAATTCTGCCGCGCGCCGCGTTGATCTCGGCGTGTGCTTCCGCGACGGCCCTGTCGGCCTGCTTCGCAGAGGCGCGCAAACTTTCCAGCTCATCGCGCCATGTGGCTTGATCCGTCGCCCATGCGGCGCGCTCGGCCTCGCGCTCGACGCGGCGCGTCTCCATCTCTTCGGCGAATAAAGCGCATATGCCGAGCCCATTGCTATGCTTCTCGCGCAGCTCGGGGCGCAGCGCATTATGCAACGCGTCGAACATTTCCGAATACGCTGTTCTCTCGCCTCTCATCGCAGCACTCCATCGGTCACGGCCATGGCGCCGCCGGAATGCAAGGTGTGGGCGCGCTCGAGGCTGTTGGCGATGTTGCGGGATTTGGCGGCGGCGCGGAGGTCGCTGCCATTGGCGTGGGCGGAGATTGCCGTCTCGACGACGACCGCACGCAAAAGCTCCGCCTCCTGCTCGGCGTTGCAGGTCTCCGCATATGCGCGAGCGAGACGGCGGGCGAGATCGGCATTTTCGCGCATCGCCTCGGCGAGCGAGGCCTCCAGCGCCGCGATGCGAGCGGCCTGCGCTTCCAGGATGGTCTCGGCGTGCGATCGCTCGGCCGTGTCGAGAGCCGTCGCCGTTTTCGCGACGCGACGGCTGCGCGAGGATGCGCCGGATTTGCGGCGCTTCGTCGCGCGCCGCGCGGACGCGGCTGCGGTTTCGGGCGCGGCTGTCTGGGGTTTGGATTTGGGCGGTCGGGACATGAGGGGCTCCATCGCGAGCGGGGGCGTGGCGATGGGGAATAATTGGACGATTTGTCCAACTCGTCAAGGACAAATTGTCCAATTTCAATTGGCGTAGAATTGGCCGATCTGGCCAGTTCCTGCGAATCGCCCCGTTGGCTTCGGCTAAAGGCCGTGTTTAAGCTTTTGGAAAGATTGCTCGCGTTCACACGCCAAAGAGGTTTCGGATGCGCCGTTGTGGAGTTTTATTGTTGATTGGAGCGTTGTCTGCATGCGCGAAGGGCGCCGATAAGGTTCTGCCGTCCCCGGTCCCGACCGCCGAATTCGAGCACGCGGCCTGCCCGCAGCTTGCCGCGGCGCGCATACGGAACATGGAAACCCTAACGGCTCTATCCATGGCGCAGGATCGGGCGTCCTCGAATGATACTATCGGCGTGATTTTCATCGGGCTGCCGCTCGCATCGATGACAGGAGCGGATAAAGAGGCCGAACTCTCCGTCGTAAAAGGCCGGGACCTCGCGCTACAATCACAAATGGCCGCGAAAAACTGCCCGGGCTGAGAGGATCAAGGACGGCCGCAAGCGCCGGGATATTTGGCGGATATGTTCTTGAGTCCGGCTAGTCGATAGGTCGCTTCGGTGCTGCCGAAAGTCTCCGCGTCCGACCGAACCACCATGTCTTCAGAGCCCAGCATCGCGGCGATCATCTTGGCCGCTTCGGGGCTGTCCCAGGGTCCAAAAGCCTTGTTATCCTGTGATGCCTTCCATCTCGAGGACTTAACGGGCGGCTCGCCAATTCGATAAGAGGCCGAAACACCTCTACTTCCGGCGACAAGCTTCGTGAACGCGAAAATGAGATTTGGCTTCTTATAATCACACGTCAAGATCAACAGCGCATTGTGTGATTGCGCAAATGGGTCGCTAAATACCTGCGCTCGGTCTGATTGAAGATAGAATATAACCTTCCGCTGCTTTGAGAGGTGGTCTGTAGTCTCTTCGACCGTCCATGCGCCCGTATCGTTCGCGGCCGTTGAAGACGTCGCTATCGTTGACTTGTCCGGGAATGTGCTGACGCCATTTCGAAACGCGGCGTCGTAGCATTTGAGGCGATCAGCATCGTTGGCAATATCTTGGCATGCGGCAATTGCGACGCTAGGAAGAATAATGAAAGACGCCAAAAAACTGAAAAATAATGAACTTTGGCTCATGAATCTGCCTCGTGGCGAGCGAGCTAGCGCTTGGCTTTAAGCTCTTTTTTTAAGCAGCCCCTCAGCCGCCGGAAGCCGTTTCTCCTCCCGGCCGGTCAATATGTATTCGACGCTTCTCCCCACCACGCCAGCGAATCGAGGGATCAAATATTGAGGCATGGGGGAGCGGCCTTCGTATTTTCGATAGCGGTCTGGCGGGATGCCTAGCGCGATTGCCATTTGCTCGGCCGACCACGCTTTTTCCTCGCGCAGCCGCTTCACCCGCGCGCAGAATGCGTCGTTGAAGATCAGTTCCTCGTTGCTCGTCGTCATGCGGGGATTATGGACAAAACGTCCACAGAATTGATTGGACATATTGGCCTTGACATTTTGGACAATTTGTCCAATTCATTCACCCATGGTCGAGAACGCTCTCACAAAGGACGTCGAAGCGAAGCTCCTCGCGCTGGGCGCTTCGAAGACGAACGTTTTTAAATGGCGTCGCCGTGGCGTGCCGGCCGCATGGCGGCTCAAGCTGCTGGAAGCGGAGAGTGGATCACCGCTAGGCGTGCTTGGTCGAGTTGGTCCGACTTCATCGGTCGCTCCGATCCCCTCCCCTTTTCCGCCCGAGGCCGACGCATGATCTCGGAAATGGCACCATTAAGTAGCCAGCTGGTCGCGGTCGAGCGCGGCGCTCTGCAATCCGTTCTCCTCGCCTTCCGCGTCGAGGGCGGCGACAAGCTGGCGCTCCGCCTATCGATCGTCGATGCGCGCGCCCTGCTCGAGGCCGTCGGCCATGTCGCCGACGGCCGCGCCCTGCGCTCGTCCGTCAAGCGCGAGAGCGAGGGGGAAGCGCGATGAGCCTTTTCGGCTATCCCCTGACTTCAGAAGCCTGCCGAGCCCCCGAAGGGGAGGCCATTCTCTCTCCTCAACAGCAGGCGACGCTCGACCGCATATTTCGTCGCCGCCACCGATCTCTGCTCAACTTCCTTTTCCCGGGCCTTCGCTCGCGGAGAGGATATGCATGGCCGGCTTTGCGAGTGACTGCGCGAGATCGAGAGCTTGCGCAGGCGTCAAGATCACCTGAAGGTTTTGGCCTCCCGTTTTCAGTTCCGCTGGCGTCTCTGCATAGAGAATGCGCAATAACACGGACATTCCAGCAACCGGAGTTATGGTCCAGCCGAGGACCGGACGCGTCTTTACTGAGCCGTCTTCGTTCAATTCCAGAGCGTCTAAGGCGGCTTGCAAAGGGTCTGACATGATTTTCGTCCTCGCTGGGTTGGTTGCGCTCCCGATGATGGCGAAACCGGCGGGGCGCGCAAGCGCCCCGCCCTCCTCTTCGCGCGGGTTTCCCGCTCTTTCCCGCGCGTCGCGACTGGCCGCCGTAAGCGGCCATGCCCTCCTAGGGCGTTTCCTCCCACACTCCCCCGAGGCTTCGGCCTCGGGGTCTTTTGCGTCTGCTTTGCGTGCGTCTGTGTTGTCCGAGTTTGTCGTTCCGTTCTTCGTGTCTCGCCGGCGCGCCCCCGCGCGCCGGCCTGTCGTCTCTCGCCTCACAATATTGCCGGGGCGGCGCGCCAACGCCGCTGCGGCCTAGGGCCTATCGAGCCATGCGCCTTATCGACGAATTCTCCCTCGCTCCAAGCCCCTCGATGCACGCAGCATCGGGGGTTTCGGTGGGAAAAGATTCGTCGAAATTTGGAAACCTTTCCACAAACGCTGGAAAGTTTTCCGGCGCGCTGGATCGCGGCGCATTGGAGCGGCTCGTCGCCTATTTGCTGCGCGCGTTTCCGAGCAAGACGGCCGAGGCGGTCGAGGCGATCACCGAAGGCGCGGTGAAATCCGACCGCGTGCGCAAATGGCTACAGCTGCAATGCGCGCCAGATTTTCTCGCCTTGCTGCATCTCATCCGCGCGTTCGGCGCGGATTTTCTCGTCTGTGTGATCGGCGACGCGCCCGAGAGTCTGCTCGAGGCGGCGATTTCCGAACGGCGTGCGCGTTTTCTCGAGAGCGTTCGTAAGCTCGAGGAAGAGTTCGGGTCTTCGTCCAGTCGGTAGTTCCGGTCCAGTCGGTAATCCGAGTTCGGCTCACTCGAACGCTGAGATTATCTCATGCGCAAATTCTGGCTGCGCGCGGCTCTGGCCGCGTCGCTTTCGCGCGACCTGTGCTCTGGCTGCGCCTGGGCCGTTTCATGGCCGTTCCGCGTGACATCGCGGCGACTCGATCGCATCGTGCTCGGCTGCCGTGCGCGTGCGACGCCGGCGCCCTGCGGCGATCAGCCGACAGCGGGCGCGATATGGACCGTCGGCGGCGTGCGGTCGATCTCCCGTGACGAATATCGCGCCTATCACGACGCTATGGCGCGACATGCGTGCGCGGGCTCGATCGGCGACGCGCAGCGTGACGACGTCGCCGCGCAATATATCGATGCGAGGTCGCTGTGAAGTCGGCGCTGCTGAGCGTCGATGGCGGGCGACTGCGCGATTTCATCGTGCGGATCGAACGGCTGAATGAAGAAAAGGCCGCGATCGGCGACGATATCAAAGACGTTTATGGCGAGGTCAAATCGGTCGGCTTCGATCCGAAGATCGTGCGCAAGATCGTCGCGCTCCGCCGCGTCGATAAGAACAAGCGCGACGAAGAGGCCGAGATTCTCGACCTCTATCTGAACGCGCTCGGCGATTTCATGGACACGCCGCTCGGCGAAGCCGCGAGCCGCGACGATGAGTGACCTCTTCGGCGACGCCGCGCCGGCGCGAAGTCGATTTTTGCGGCCTGCCAGTCGGGCGGAAAAATCGACACCGGCGATGACGCGCGCGGAGATCGTCGAGAAATTCGGCGTCTCCGACCTCAAATCTCCGCGCGCTCATCTCTGCTTTCGCTGCGGCGCGTCGACGGGGCTCGGTTTCGGCAGCCTGCATAGGGGCGTGAAAATCGTCTTCGCGTGCAAGGCGCATTACGGGGAGCTGCAATGAGCGACGGCGCGGAAATGTCTTGCGATCCTTTCGACGATGAGGATTGGGCCGACCTCGAGAAGCCGAGCCATGGCGGCGCGCGAAAGCCGGATGTGACCGTGACGCTATCCATTTGGCGCGGGCGAAACACGCGGGCGAATAGCGAGCCGCCGCGCGTTCGTGCGCGCATCGTGCTTCGGCGCGAGGCGGCGGAATGGATCTCGGCGCATGAGCCGCGCTTCCGCGTGCAGATCGCCGGGGCCGGCTGCAATCTGCTGCGCATCGTCGCTGATGCGGCGCGCGGGTCTTATGAGGCCGCCGAAATCAAGGGTGTGCGCGTCATCACGCTCGGCGTCGTCAATGTGTGGCCGAATGAGACGCGGCGCGAAGTCGAGGCGCGCTTTCGCGTGACCGAGGGGGGGCTCGTCCTCACTCTGCCGGAGGATTTCGCGAAGCCCGGAGCGGGCGAAGCGGTGGCGATGGCCGCGCCCGCCGTCGTCGCAGCGCCTGTAGCGCGTGCGGTCGGCGCTGCGCCGGCGCCAGCGCCGCTGGTGAGACGTCGCGCGCTCGTCATGCCCGGCGAGCCGCCGCCTGGCCGCAGCGCGCTCGATCAGCGGCGGGGCGATAGATGAAGCGCAATCTAATCGGCTGGCGCGAGGCGCGATGACCGATCTCGCCCTCTATGACGCGATCATTCGCGATCTCGCGCGCATCACCACGGCGGCGGAAGCCAAGAGCGAGCGCGACAAGGCGGCGGCGCTCGAAGTGTTCGCGCGGCATTCGCGCGACAAGGAGCTGGTGGCGCGGGCCGTGCGTTATAAGCGGCTCGCTGCGCGGCGGCTCGGCGAGCTGCTCATCGAACTGGCGGAGGCCGGCGAAAGAGCGACGCGCGGGCGGCCGAAAATGTCGCAGCCTGCGACATTTTCTTTGGAGTCGCTCAATCTCACCCGCTCCGATTCGAGCCGCTGCCAAGAGCTGGCGCGCCTGCCGCCCGAGCAATTCGAAACATCTGTCGACGCCGCCGTGAGCGAGTCCGTGCGAGCGTGCTCTATGACGCGCGCCGAGCGGCAAATGGAGAAGCGCCAGCGACGCGCGGCGCGGGAAAGAGAGCTGGGCGCGAAGATCGCGGCATGGCCGACGAAGCGCTATGGCCTCATATATTGCGACCCGGCTTGGAGATTCGAGACGCATTCCGAGGCGGGCCTCGATCGCGCGGCCGACAATCATTATCCGACGATGACGCTCGACGCGATCATGGCGCTCGATGTGCCGAGCATCGCCGCCGATGATTGCGTGATCTTCATGTGGGTGACCGGCCCGTTTCTGCGTCACGGATTCACAGTGATGGAGCATTGGGGCTTCGAATACAAAGCTCGCTTCGTGTGGGACAAAGTCGTCGCAGGCAATGGCTATTGGGTTCTCGACGACGCCGAAGAGCTGTTGATCGGCGTGCGAGGCTGCGTGCCTTGCCCGGCGCATGGCGATCAAAAATACAACGCCATGCAGCATGAAATGAAAGGCGCGCATAGCGCCAAGCCGGACCGGTTCGCTGAGATCATCGAGAGCTATTTTCCGAGCTTGCCGAAGATCGAATTGAACCGCCGCGGTCCGCCGCGGCCCGGCTGGGACGCATGGGGAAATGAGGCGTCATGAGCGGGCGGCGAATCTCGATCTCCGAGCGAATGATGGCGGTAGAGCGCGCGCATGCGGTTTTCACGGGAGCCGAAAAGCTGCCGAGCCGCCCGAAAGAGCGCGAATATTTCGCCGAATGTCTCGTCGGCGCCTACTCGCTGTTGCATATGTTCTCCGAGAATGAGGCCGATTTGCGCGCCTACATCGCCTGCCGCAAGGCGGCGCGCGAGCGCGGCGCGATCGGCGAGCCTGCTCCCTCCGCGCCACGCTATGCGCCGGCGCAAGCGCCCGTGAACAGCAAAACGCCTTGCGAATACCCGCTCGCGCGGCGCGCGGCGATGCGCTGCGCGGAAGTGGCGTTTCAAAAATTTTTGGGCGTCGAGACGGCCGAGGCCGCGGCGATCTCGCTGCGCGAGCGCTGCGACGTCGCCAGTCGGAAGAATTTCGATCTCGACGCGGCGGCGCGCGAGCGCTGGCGCGCCGTCGAGGCGGAATTCTCCGCATGGCTGAGCTGCGCCGCCGAGAGCGATGGGAGCGCGACGCAATGAGCCTGCAACAGCGCGTCGACGCCTTGGCTGGGCTCACCTATCGCGAACAGGTGGAGCAGCTGCTGGGGCTGCGAGGAGAGGCCTCCGACGAAGAGATATGGCTGCGCTCGCTCGAGCGCGCGGGCATGGAGCTCGAAGTGAGCCTCCACGATCAATGGAGAGACTATGATTTGTTCTATCATCTCGATCTGCTCGCGCTCAATGCGCGCGCGGAGGCGCGAATCCTGCGAGCGCAGGGGATAGCGCGATGAGCATCGAAGCGCTCACCTGGGCGAAGAAAACCCACGCGCCATCCGCTGGCGCGAAATATCTGCTCATCATGCTCGCCAATTACGCGGACAAGAAGGGCGGCAGCTGGTATCCGCTCTCCGAAATCGCCGAAGATATGCAGGTCTCGATCGACTCTGTGCGGCGACGGCTCGCGGAACTCGCCGACGCGACGATGATCGCGCGGATCGCACGATTGCGCGGCGATGGCTCGCGCTCGAGCGATATGGTCATTTTGCTGATGGATGACGACACGCGCGCCTATGCCGAGAGCCTCGGATGGAGCGTCGAGCGCGCGCGCGCGGACGCTGCGGAAGAGGACGGAACCGCGCAAACGCCCGGAATAGAGCCCCTAGCAGATTGCGACCACCCCCTAGCAGATTGCGACCACCCCCTCCCGAAACTGCAAGGGGGTGGTCGCACTGCTGCTACCCCCAATATGAACCGACAATTAATCGTAAGAACCCCTACCCCCGCTGCGCGGGGCGAAATGGGGCCGGATTCGCTCCGCGACGAAGCGAGGGCCGCCGAACGGCGCTGGGAGGCGCTCAAGGCGATCTGGCCTTTCGTGCCGAGCGCGTCTCCAGGCAAAGCGCGGACGGCGTTCTTCGGGCTGTCCAGCGAGGATCGCGAGAACGCCATTCGCATCGCGCCGAAATATCTCGCCGAGACGGAAGGCAAATTGCGCAAGCATCTCGGCAACTGGCTCCTCGATCGCGACTGGACTGGCTTCCTGGAGCATGAGGCCGCCGAGGCCGCGAAGAAATCGGACATGCGCACGCAGCTCGAGGCGCTGCATGCGGCGCAGCGGGCGAAATATGGCGGCGTGCTCATTCGACGTGGCTCGAAGCAAAACGCGGCGTGGGCGCGATACGACGCAGAGCGCGGCGTCGATTGGCGGCGCGAGGTGAAAAACTATCCGACTGGCGAGGCCTATGTCCGGCCGACCGAATGGCCGCCGTCCACGGCGGCGCGAGAGGGGCCGAAAGCGGCCGAGTGAGCAAGCGCGGTTGCGTGGCGTGGAAGAATTCGGCGGATGGCGATGAGGCTGGCTATGGGCGATTGGTTCGTTCTCGAATGCGTGGCGGGAAAGGATTTCGACGTGACGCGCAAGCTCGCGGCGGCGGGCTATGCGGTGTGGCGTCCGCTTGTGCGCGTGACGTCCACCGTGCGCGAATCGGGAGCGCGCAAGCGCAAGCCGCAATGGAAGCCGCGCTTCGGCCGCTATCTGTTCCTCGAAATGGCGGGCTCGGAATCGATGATCTGGTCGATATCCACAACCGAAGGCGTGCACAGGTTTCTCGCGCGCGCCGGCTCCGATAGGCCGGCGATCGTGCCGCAGGAATGGATGGATTTCCTGCGCGGCGCTTCAGCTTTGCCGGATCGGCGTGGGATCATATTCACGCCTGGAATGCGCGTGCGCGTGTCCGCTGGGCCGTTCATGGGAAGCGTCGGGCGCGTCATGGGCGTTGACTCTTGCGGCTCGGTGCACATAGAGATTCACGCATTCGGGCGCTGGATAGAGATACCTCTCGACTCCGGCTATCTCGATCGCTTGGAGCAATGCGCCGCGTGAGGCGCGTCCGATAGCGGCGAGAGACACAGCCAGAACGATTAGGCCCTCCGGCGCCCATGCGCACGAAAGCCGGAGACGCGAGCCCTGGTGCAATGCCGCAAGGCGTCCGAGGGGCAGACGTGCAAGACCCGCAAAGCGGGCAAGTGCGAAGCATGCGCAAATCTATCCGGCTTAGAATGGTGGCTAGAGCCAATGGCCAAGGCCCCTCGCCTCGCCGGTCGGCGCGGCGCTCTTCCCGTTTCCGCCGTCGACGCGCGCCCGGTGAGCGACGCGGACTATGAGCGCCGACGTCGTGACGCTGCGCCGTGGCGCGCATGGTATGGGCTCGCACGATGGCGCGCCATCCGTGCGCAGCAATTGGCGAGCGAGCCCATATGCCGCATGTGCCTCGCCGATGGCGTCGTGACCGCGGCGAGCGTCTGCGACCACGTTGAGCCGCATCGCGGCGACGCGTACAAGTTCTGGAACGGCCCCTTTCAATCGCTGTGCGAGTTCCACCACAACCGCGACAAGCAGCGCGAAGAGGCCGAGACGCGCCGCGGCTGACGCCGCCGACCGCCTCCGCAGATCGCGAACAGCCCCCAGGGTGGGGGGGCGGTCAAACCTCCCAGCCCCCTGCCCGCGACCGGTTGGTCAAGCTCCGGCAAATCGCCGCAAAATCCGCGGAAATGTTTTTTTGGAGCGTCGAGAGGAACTTATGGGACGTCGTCGCGATCCGCCGGAGTTGCAAGCGGCAAAGGCCTATCCCGGCAAGCGGCGGTCGAAGACCGATCGTCAGATCGCCGACGCCGAGTCGCTCGCGTTGCTGCTCGCGGCGGCCCCCGCCGAATCGGATGACACGCTCGCGCCGCCGGCGCTGCTCAATGACGGCCGCCTTCTCCCGGCGCTCACGATCTGGCGCGAATACGCGCCCCGCCTCGCGAAGCTGAACCTCTTCGCGCCGCTCGACCGCCATTCCTTCGCGATTTTCTGCGTCTATTACGCGGACTTCGTCGCCGCGCAGGCGGACATAAACAAAAACGGCTTCTCTCGGCTCGTCAAAACCGTCTCCGGCGATCGCATGCCGCGCAACAATCCCGCCGTCGATCGCCGCGACACGGCCGTCAAATTCATCCTCGAATTTTCGAAACGGTTCGGCCTCACGCCGCTCGACCGCCTCGACCTCATCGGCAAGCAGGCCGGCGGCCTCGGCGGCGGTCTCTTCGATCAGCCCGGCGCCCCCAAGCAGCCGTCGAAAGATGCGCCGCAGGCGGAAGACGGGATCGTCGGCCTCGCCAATCGCTTCGATTCGCCGCCGCCCGGCACCTATCAGTAAGCGCGCATGGATATCGCGCTCCCGGCCGGCGACGCCTCGGCCGCGGCGCTCACCTGCGTCGCCGGCGACGCCTTCACGCCCGAGCCGGATTGGATCGTCAAGGCGTCGGCCCTCGGCTGGGAATGGCCGAGCATCACATGGCGCCGCGCCGCCCGCGTTCCCGGCGCCTGGTTCGATGCGGCGAAGTCCGATGCGATCGTCGAACTATGGCCGAAAATATTCCGGCTCACCGACGATCGCTTCGCCGGCGCTCCCTTCCGTCTCGCCTTCTGGCAGGAAATCACGGTCCGCCTGCTCGTCGGCTGGAAGGTTCCCGTCGAAGTTCTCGACCCGCAAACGCATGAAAAGAGTTTCGAGCATGTCCGGCTCTTCCGCCGTCTCATGCTGTGGATTCCGCGCAAGAACGGCAAGAGTGAATTTCTCGCCGCGCTCGCGCTGCTCTTCTGGGTGCTAGAGGGCGTCGTCGGCGGACAGGGCTTCGTCTTCGCGCGAAACGAGGATCAAGCGAAGATCATCTTCGACAAGATGAAGGCGATCGTCGTTCAGAACGACAGCCTCAAGTCCTCGATCGGCATTTTCCGCAAATCCCTATGGATTCCCGAATGTCGCGCGAGTTTCCAGCTTCTTCCGGGCAAGGTCGAGGGAAAGCACGGCCGCTCGCCGACCATCTCGGTCGGCGACGAAATGCACGAATGGATTTCGCGCGAGCTGGCGACGACGCTGCGGCAGGGCATGGGCGCGCGATTGCAGCCGATAGAGCTGTTCGCGTCGACAGCGGGCTTGAAGAGCGCGCTCACGGGCTGGGAACTATTCGATGAGAGTCAAAAAATTCTCGCCGGCCCGATTGCGCCGCCGACCGCCGAGGCCGACGAAGGCGCCGGCATTTACGAGCCGTCGACGCTCGTCGTCATGTTCGCAGCCGGCGAGGATGATGACTGGCAAGACGAGGAAGTCTGGCGCCGCGTCAATCCGAACCTCGGCCTTTCGCCGACGCTCGACTTTCTGCGCGGCGAGGCGCGCATTGCGAAAGGCAATCCCCGCGCCGAGTCGCATTTCCGCCGCTACCATCTCAATCAATGGGTCGAGGCGATCTCGCGATGGCTTCCGATCAAGAAATGGGACGCCTGCGGCGAAAAGGACGGCTGGCGCCGCTTTTCGAAAGAGCTACGCGGGAAGGCCTGCGTCGGCGGCTTCGACATATCGTCGACCACCGATATCACCGCGCTCATTTGGTGGTTTCTGCCGGAAGAGCCTGGCGGCAAGGCGCGCCTCGTCGCGCGCTTCTGGGTTCCGGCGGACAATATCGACGTCCGCTCGAAACGCGACCGCGTCAATTACGACCGCTGGCTCCAAATGGGCGCCATCGAAGCGACGCCCGGCGATTACGTCGATCAGTCCTATGTGCAAGCGGCGATCGTCGAGGGCCTCGAGCTCTATGACGTGCGCCGGATCGGCTATGACCCGTGGAACGCCACGAAGCTCTACACGGATCTTCAAAACGAAGGCGTCGACGCCGAGCTGTTCTTGAAGGTCCGCCAAGGAATCCCCAGCCTCGGCGAAGCGTCGAAGGATTTCGAGCGCCTCGTCTTCGCCGGACTGCTCGACCATGGCGGCCATCCCGTCTTGCGATGGATGGCGCAAAACGCGCTCGTTCGATTCGATCGCAACATGAATTTCTCGCCCGACAAGGCGGCCTCGCGCGAGAAAATCGACGGCATAGCCGCCGCGATAACCGCCAATGTCGCCGCGCTCAACGGCGCGCCCGCCGCAGGCTCCGGCTTCCTCGACTATTGAAGGCTCCGAATGGGCAAGCGCGCACGCCTACGCCGCGAAATCGAAATGTTGCGGCTCAAAAAAGAGCTGCGCGACCTACGCGGCGCCGTCGAAAATTCGGGAACGACCGCGACCTATCCGCTCTCCGATCCGCTCGCCTTCGAAAAGCTGTTCGGACCGCAGACGAACAATGTTTCCGCCGATAAGGCGCTCACGCATAGCGCTGTCTATGGCTGCGTCCGGCTGATCGCCGGTTGCGTGTCCATGCTTCCCTTCGCGCTGTTCAATGAGCATGACGATGGCCATCGTGTCCGCGAGCGCAAATCGCCGCTCGCGAAAATGCTCGACAAGCGGCCGAACGCGAGGCTTTCGGCCTCCATGTTCTGGCGCTCTGTCGTCGCCGACATGCTGCTCAACGGCAACGGAATCGCTTGGATAGAGCGCAAATCCTTCCGTTCGGCCGAGCCTTATGAGCTGCATTTCGTGCCATGGTCGCGGACCGGCATTCGTCTCGACCGCATCGAAGGGCGGCCCGTCCAGGTCTATACGATGACGCTCGACGACGGGCGTTTGATCGTCGCGCCACAAGACGACGTGCTGCATATTCCGGGCTCGCCGATCTGGCAGATTTTTCGCGCCATGTCGCCGCTCACGGCCTATGCGATGAGCGTCGGGATCGGCATTTCCGCCGACGAATTCGCAAAGGCCTATTTCGACAACAGCTCGTCGCCGGACGGCTACATCAGCTATCCGGCCGGCTCGAGCGTCGCGAAAGATCAGCCCGACGAAATCCGCAAGCATTGGATGAGCAAGCATGGTGCGGACAATCGCTTCTCGGGTCCAGCCGTGCTCACAGGTGGCGGCGAGTTCAAAGAGCTGCGCATCAATGCCGCGGACGCGCAATTGCTCGACACGCGCCGCTTTAGCGTTGAGGATATCGCGACGCGCATCTTCGGCGTGCCGGCGCATCTCGCCGGACTGACCGACAAGGCCACATCCTTCGGCAAGGGCCTCGAGGAACAGACGCAAGCCTTCGTCGATTTCACGCTCGGCCCGCATCTCTGCGCCATCGAAGACGAGGTCAATGAGAAGCTCGTTCCCGATGGAAAGGTCGCCGAATTCGACCGCGAAGGCTTCGTGCGCGGCGATATGAAGACGCGCATGGAAGCTTTCCAGATCGCGCTCGGCGGCAATAACGGCCCCGGCGTGATGACGGCGAATGAGGTCCGACAAAAGCTCAACATGGGGCCGTCGAAAGATCCGAGCGCCGACAAGCTCGTCACCTGGGAACGCAAAGCGCCGCAGATCGGCCATAACGGCGGTCCGCCGCTCGAGGAAGGCGTGAAGCAAGGGCCGCCGCCGCCCGAGCCGCCGCAGCAATCTTCATCCCGCACGTCGCGAAAGCCGAGGAAGTGACGCCATGCCCATGCGCCGACTCTTGAAATTGCTGGCCTCGAACGGTCCCGGCCGCAAGCCGAAGATCGTCAGAGGTTATGATCCCGATTGGGATGGCGACGACGATAGCAATCCCGCCTTCGACCCGGATCGCGACGGCGATGAAGCCTCGATCTATGTCTATGACGTGATCGGCGGTTGGGATCAGCCGACGACCGAGGAAATCGTGCGCGGCGTGCGCGGGCTCGCGGCGAAGACGATTCATCTACGCATCAATTCCCCCGGCGGCCTCGTCTTCGAAGCGACGGCGATCAAGACGGCGCTCGAGCAGCATCCGGCGCGCGTCATCGCCCATATCGACGGAATGGCCGCCTCGGCCGCGTCGACGCTCATGCTCGCCGGGGACGAGATCGAAATCGCGCCCGGCGGCTTCGTGATGATCCACAATCCCGAGTCGATGGCCTGGGGCGACGCGGACGAAATGCGGAGCTGCGCCGACATGCTCGACGCCATCCGCGATTCGATCGCGAGCCAATATGCGACCCGCGCGAGCCTTTCGGTCGAAGAGCTGACGGCCATGATGAAAGCCGAGACCTGGCTCTCGGCGGAACAGGCTGTCGAAATGAAATTCTGCGACCGCGTCGCCGCCCGCACGACCCCGGCGAGCAATCTGCGCCGCTTCGATCTCTCGGCTTACGACCATCCGCCGAAGGCGCTGCTCGCGCCGCCGCAGGCCGATCCCGTCGCCGCCTATCTCAAAACTTCGCAAGAGCGTCACGCGCGCATGCTGCGGCTGTTCGAACGCGCCGCCTGATCTCGCCCGCCTTCCCTCACGGGAAATCGCCCCTTCACGGGGTCTCACACTCCGCCAAAGGAGCAGCCTGCAATGTCGTCTCTGAAAAATCTGCGCGAAGAGCGCGCCCGCAAGGTGACGGAATATAAGAATCTGGTCGAGTCCAAGGACTATACGAAGGAAATCGAGGCCAAGGCCGACGCCGTCTTGATCGAAATCGAGCTGATCGATGGCCAAATCAGCCGCGTTCAGAATTCTTTGACGCTCTCCGCCGACGATGCGACCGATTTCAACGCCCGCGCCGCGAGCGACAAGAACGGCAAGAGCGTCGACGAAAACGCGCATCGCGTCACGCAGGCGCGCGCCGCCTTCGCCAAAGCCTTGGCGCAGGGCGTCGCCGCGCTCACGGCCGAGGAAGCGGCGCTTGTCTCCGCCGCCGACCCGCGCAACCGCAATCGCGTCCTGAACGTCGCGGAGGGCTCTTCGGCGACCGGCGGCGTGCTTGTTCCGACGCTCATCATGCCGACGCTGCTCGAATTCCTGAAGGCCTATGGCGGCATGCGCCTCGTCGCATGGATTCTGGCCACGGCCGGCGGCCAGCCCTTCACCTGGGGCACGATGGACGATACGGCGGCGGAAGGCGAGCTCGTCGCCGAGGGCGTCACGGCCTCCGATGACGATCTCACCTTCGGTTCCGTGTCGGTCGGCGCCTATAAATTCGCGTCGAAGACCATTCCCGTCTCTATGGAAATTCTCCAGGACGCGGCGGTCAATGTCGAATCCGTCGTCTTGCGCGCGCTCGCGACCCGCGTCGCCCGCGGACAGAATCGCTATTTCACGACCGGCACGGGAACGGGCCAGCCGCAGGGCGCTGTCACAGCAGCCTCGGTCGGCTATACGGCGCCGACCGGCAACACGACCTCGCTCGCCTATGATTTCTTCATGGAACTCTATCATTCGGTCGATCCGGCCTATCGCTCCTCGGCGAGCTGCGCATGGATGATGAACGATAAGACGTGGAAAACCGTCAAAAAGCTCAAGGACGCCAATAATCGTCCGCTCTTCCTCCCCTCGCTCGAGGCGGCCTTCGCCGGCGGCGAGTCGACCGGCTATCAGATCGAAGGCAAGCCGATCGTCATCAACCAGCATATGGCCGACCTCGCGGCCAATTCGAAGTCCATCGCCTTCGGCGATTTCTCCAAATACATGATCCGCGACGTCATGGATGTTCTGATCCTGCGCTTCACCGACTCCGCCTATGCGAAGAAAGGACAGGTCGGATTCTTGGCCTGGGCGCGCGCCGACGGCCGCATGATCGACGCCAAGAATGCGACGACGTCGCAATGGGAGTCGATCCGCACCTTGCAGCAGTCCGCCACCTGATCGCGCTGCGCCCGGCCGCGCAGCCGGGCGTCTCTTCCCTCGCGGAAACGAAGCCGAGGACTCAGAACCGATGAAAATCAAGCTGCTCACATCGATCGCCGGCGCGCATCAATCGGACCTGCCCGGCGATATCATCGACAAGCCCGACGACGTCGCGCGCGAATGGATCAAAGAGGGCCTCGCGATCGAAGCGCCGGAGCAAGAAATCGCCGCCGCGCGCGTCGCCGATCTGTCCAAGGCGCTCGACGCCGTGACCGCCGAGCGCGAGGGGCTCGTCAAACAGGCCGCCGACCTCGCCGGCAAGCTCGCCTCCGCGGCGAAGGAGAAAGCCGGCGCCATCGCCGAGGCCGAGGTCCATCGCAAGGCGGCCGACGCGGCGCGGACGCAGCGCGACGCCGTCGTCGAGACGTTCGAAAAATACAAGGTCGCGGCGTCCATGCGGCTTAAGGCCGCCGAGGATGAGCGCGACGACTTCAAGCGCCAGGCGGAAGCGCTGGCCGAGCAGCTCTCGACCAAGCTCACCGAGCTGGCCGAGCAGCCCGCGCCGACGTCGACCGATCCGGCGAGTTGATCGGAGGCCATATGACCGGCGTCTATAATCTCGTCTCGTCGTCGACGACGCCGATCGTCTCGCTCGCCGAGGCCAAGCGGCAAACGAACACGGCCGACTTCGGCGACGACGACGGATTGCTGACGGCGCTGCTCGACGTGGCGACGCAGCACTTCGACCTAGAGAGCGGAATCATCGGCCGTCCGCTGCTCACGCAAGTCTGGGAATATGCGGCGCCGTCTCCGCCGCAGAACAATGGCCGCTCCGATCCGCGCTTGCGCGGCCTTCCGCCGGCGACGGGCTTCGTCATCGATCGGGCGCCGCTCCAATCCGTCGACAAGGTCGAATATCTGCAGGACGGCGTCTATCAGACGCTGGCGAGCGGGCAATGGGTGAAGCGGAAGATTTCGAAGGAGCTGACCTTCGTGCGCCTCGCCAAAGGCGTCGCATGGCCGCGCGTCGACGACGACGAAGCGGCATGGAAAATCACCATGACGCTCGGCTATGGCGCTACGGCGGCCGACGTCCCGGCGCCGATCCGTCATGCCGCGCTGCTCATGATCTCGCATCTCTATCAAAATCGCGAGGCTGTGACCGGCTTCGGCGCCGCATTGCAGGAAACGCCGCTCGCTGTCACCGCGCTCGTCGCGCCCTTCCGCTCGCCGAATTTCTGAAAGGCTCCCGATGCTCGCCGGACGCATGCGCTATTCGGTCACAATTCTGCGTCGCGCCGTCATCATGGGAGACCCCGGCGGCGCGCCACGCGGCGATTTCTCGGACGCCTTCGCGACGCGCGCATCCTTCAAGCAGGCCTCGGGCGCAAAGGCGGTCGAGGCCGGGCTCGCCGAAGACCAGTCGCGCGGGCTGCTCAGAATCTATGACTGCGCCCAAAATCGGACGATCAACGTCGCCGATCGCATCCGCGTCGAAGGGCGCGAATGGGCGGTCGAATCCGTCTCTCTCCCGGATCGCACGCGGCGCTTCATAGAGATTGTCGTCGCTCGCAAGATCGGAGGCTGAAATGCTCGGCTCTCTCCTCGTCGGCCAAGCGGCCTTCTCCCTCGGCTCGGGCGCCGTCGATTTCGCGGATCCGCAGACGGGCTCGGGCCTGTTCGGCTGGCCCGATGCGCTGGGCTCGCTCGCGCGCATCGTCACGCGGATGGAGGTCAAGCAGCATCGCCGCGACAGCGAAGCGCTCGCGCAAATGATCGAAACGGCGCGCGGCCTCGTCCCCGTCGACTCCGGCCGTCTGCTCTCAGGCATAGGCGGCGAGGCTTTCGACGCCTATTGCGAGTTCCGCGCTTCGGCGGTTCATGAGACGGCGAGCGGCAAGGAAGGCGCGGATTACGCGCGCTTCGTGGAATTCGGCACGCGCTCCGGCGAAGCGAGCGTCGCGGCTCCGATCACCGCGCATGAGGGCTTCTACGCCTCCGATCAGGCCGGCGTAACCGGCATGCGCGGAAACGCGATCGTCCGCAATCGGCGCTCCCGCCGCACCCATGGCGGAACGGCGGCGCAGCCCTTCTTCTTTCCCGCGGCCAATGAGGTCCTTGCGAAGCGCGAGAGCGTCGCCGAGGCCCTCCCCTACGAAGAGGCCTCGGCCGAAGGCTGGGAGATCGGCGCATGATAATTCCCGCCGACGAATTCAAGACGGCGCTGATCGAGGCGCTGAAGGCCGATTCCGGCGTCGCCGCCATTCTCGGCGCGCGACTCTATGACGAGGTCCCGCGCGACAGCCGCGGCAATGCGTCGGATGTCGCGAGCCCCTACGCCTATCTCGGCCCGATCGCCGCGAGCCGCGTCGAGAGTGGTTGCGGCGCCGGATGGCTGCTCCGCCTGCGGCTCTATGTGGCCTCGACCGCCTTCGGTCGCCGAGAGGCCTGGCAAGCGATGAACGCCATGGTGGCGGCGATCGAAGGCGAGACCTTCGCCCTCGCCGCGCCGGCCGTCCAGGCGCAGGCCCTCTACACTTTGCTCGGCGGCGACGTCGTCGAGCCGATCAGCCCCAAGCTCGTCTATGTCGACATAGCGGCGATCGTCGCCGGCTAAAGGAGAGAGATATGTCCTTTCCCAATCTTCAGCGCGGAACTGCATTCAAGATCGCCATGGGCGACGGCGCGACGCCCACGGAAGCATTCACTCTACTCTGCATCGCGACGACGAAGAGCTTCAAGCGCACGATCGACACCGAGGACCATATGGAGGTCGACGCGACAAATCCCGACAATATCCCGGCCAATGTCAGCGTCGCCAAAGGGCAGGCCTGGGAGCTGTCCATTTCTGGCCGCACGGATTACGTCAGATATGCCGTGTTGCAAGGCTGGCTCGACGGCGCGCCGCATAATGTGAAGCTGACCCTCTCCGGCACGGGCGCGAATGGCGGCGGAACCTACACTGGCGGCGTCGTCTTGAAAGAGCTGGACCTCACCAGCAGCGACGGCGGCACGGTGGCCTTTTCCGCGACGCTCAAGGGCCAGGGCGCCATTCCCACCTTCGTCGCGGCGGCTTGACGGTGGAGACGTCCGAGACCCGCGCCGCGACCACCGTGCATTATGCGGTGTTCGGTGGCCGTCGCCGGCGCTTCTGCCTGCGCATCGGCGAGATTGGCGAGCTGGAGGACCTTTGCTCCGCCGGCGTCGGCGCGATCTGGCGCCGGCTCGCGCTGCTCGAGTTCCGCCACGCGGACATTCGCGAGACCATTCGCCTCGGCCTCATTGGCGGCGGCGAGATGCAGCCGGGCGCCGCGGAGGCGCTCGTCTCGCGCCTCGTCGACGCGCGGCCTCTGGCGGAGAGCGTCGATCTCGCTGTCGCCATCATGCGCGCGCTCATTGAAGGCGTCACGGAAGAGGCGAAGCGCGCGCCGGGAAAAGAGACGGCGGAGAGCGCGCCCGACGCGCCGGAGACCTCTCCGCCTATATCCTCGCCGGCGCAGTCCTAGGCCTCTCCCCGCGCGAGACGCGCGAGATGAGCTATCCCGATTTTTGGGCCGCCATGCGCGGCCTCGCCGCGCGCAATGGCGCGGACCAGGTCGACGCGCCGAGCGAGCGCGAATGGTTCGACGCTCTCCTCGAGGAAGAGGGTTTTTGACATGGCAGATACGAGCCGCGCGCTCATCCTGCGCTTCGGCGCGGATACGGGCGCATTGCGCGGCGCGCTCTCCGCCCTCGCGGCGGAGGCGCCGCGCCATTTGACGGCGATCGGTCAAGCCGCCGTCGTCAATTCCTCGCTATTGCGCAACAGCCTCATCTCGGCGGGCGCGGAGGGAACACGCACAGTCTCGGCGCAGCTGCTCGGCCTCGCCCGCGACACGGATCATCTTCGCCTCGCGGCCAATCTCGCCGGCGAAGGCGTGAAGACGGCGTTCGCGCTGCATCATCCCGTTCTCGCGATCGGGCTGAAGCTGCTCTCCGATTACAAGATTCAGCTGGGCCTCATCGCCGCGGGCGCCATCACCGCGCATGAGGCCTTCAAGATCATGGGCGATCAGTTCGACCGCGTGAATCAGATCATCGAAGGCTCGATGAAGGCGGGTGTCTCGTCGACCGTCTTTCAGGCATGGACGGATCAGGCGGCGCGCTTCGGCCTCACGGCGCAAGAGGCCGCGGCCGCGCTCGAACATGTCGGAACGGTGGCGCGCAAAGAAATTTCAGCCGAGCAAATCGGCCCCCTCATGCGAGCGGCGGATGAATTGCAGAATGGGCTCAACCGCCCGACTGCGGCCTATGGCCTTATTCGCGAGGCGACGACGTCCGACGACATACATCACGCGGCCCTCGTGCTGGTCGAGGATTATCTGAAGGCCGCCGACGCAATGCGCGGCGCGGGGCAGGAAGCGAAAGGCGTGCGGCTCGAGATCGAGGCGGGAAATATCGCGGCGCAGGCATGGGGCGACAGTGCATACAAGATCGTCGATGCGATCAAGAGCGGCCGCGCCGATATCGAGCATTATGTCCAGACGTCGCGCGAGGCCGGCTACGTCTGGGGCGAAGATATCGTCAATGCGCAAAAGGAATCGAATGAGATGCTGCGCATCGCGCAAGAGCGCCTCTCTAACGAGATGGCGCCGACGATGCGCGGCCTCGCCGCCGCGGCGATCGGATTCCAGAATATCTGGGTGAAGATTGTCGAGAAAATCGCCGATGCGGCGGCATGGGTCAATAAGATCGAATCCATGCTCGGCACAGCGAAGGTCATCCAGCCGTTCAATGAGGAAACCTTCAACGCGCTCGGCGATCCGAAGAAATTTCCGCTCACGGCCGGGCTGAGAAATCTCGCGGCTGAGAATGCGCCGGGCGAGCCTGGGCCGCGATATCTCGCCGTCGACGCGCCTTCGCCGCCCCGGCGCCCGTCGCAACGTCAGCTCGAAGCCCCGTCGCTCGGGCATGAGCATTCGGGCTCATCGGGAGGCTCGGCCGCACGGGAATCGCTCGATCAAGTCGAGCGCCTGGTGCAATCCTTCGAAAAGGAGAACGCCGCCCTTCAAGGCGAGGCCGACGCGATCGGCAAGTCGAGCGTCGAGCGCGAAAAATCCATCGATCTGGCCAAGGCCGAGGAAGCTGCGAAAGAGCGCGGCTCGGCGCTTACCGAGGAAGAGCGGACAAAAGTGCTCGCCCTCGCCGAGGCGCATGCGACGCTGCGCAAAAAGGTCGACGACGCCCGCAAAGCGCAGGAAGCCGCCGACGCCGCCCGCAAGCAATTCGCGGACATGGGCGAATCCTCCGTCGAGCGCCTCATCGTCGAGCATCAAAAGCTCGCCGATGTGCTGAAGGAAGTCGTCAAGGAGCTCGAGAAAATGGCGCTGAAGGCCGTGCTCACGGGCCAAGGCCCGCTCGCCGGCCTGTTCGGAACTGCAGGCCAGAATGGCGGCGTCGGCGGGCTCTTCGGGCTGCTCGCCAGCGGCGGCGGCTCGGGAGGGTCGAGCGGCGGCGGCTTCGGCGGCGGCCTGCTCGGGCTTCTCGGCGGCCTCTTCAAATTCGCGGATGGCGGCCTCATCACCATGGCGCACCTGCCCCGCTACGCCGGCGGCGGCCCTGTCGCGCCGGACGGCGGCTTCCCGATCCTCGCGCATCCCGGCGAGGTCGTCCTCAACGCCGCGCAACAGCGTAATGTCGCCGGCGCGATCGGCGGCCAAGGGTCGAAGATCGTCTTCGAAAATCATGCTCCAGGAACCACGATCCAGCGCGTCTACCCCACCCATGGCGAGGTCCGCTACATGATCCAGAGCGAGCTAGCCGTCAATAATGAGCGCCAGTCTCTGGCGCCTTTGCAGGCATGGTGAAAAGGCGGATTGGCGATGGCCTATGATCCGTCCATCCCCCATTGGCCGCGCAAGCTGCTCCCGCAGAGCTGGGGCGGCGCCGCGGTCAATGGCCAGCTGCTCGGCCCGCTCCCTTTCGTCGGGCCGCCACAGAGCAATGTGTCCCCCTCCGGCGCCCTCTCCTTCCGGCTCGACGATATCCGCCTCTTCGATTCGCCGCGCGGTCCGACGCTGGCGACAGCCGCGCCGCGGTCCGGCCGCGTGCATCTCTTTCGCGCGCTCTATTCGCGTCTCGACAAGGGAGGCGCCGTCTATATGCCGGTCATGGATTGGAGCCGCGGCCCGCGCGCCCGCGCCGGCCTGCCGCTCTTCGGACCGCTTTCGACGCATTCGGACGGCTCCACATACTCGGACGGCTCCTCCTATTCACAGGGCGCCGGCGACGCGACCATCGCCCTCGCCGCCGCGGCGCAGAGCTGGCGCGTCACGATCGACGTCGCCTCGACCATCGTTCCCGAGGCCGGCGATTGGATGTCGCTCGGCGATCGCGCCTATCTGCTCGAGGGCGTCTGGCCGAGCGACACGGTCGCAAAGCGCTACGAGGTCGCGCTCGATCGCTGGCTGCGCGAGGCCGCGGCGATCGGGGACGTCGTCGAATTCGCCGATCCGTTCTGCCGCATGGTTCTCCAGCCGAAATCGCGCGGGCAGAGCTTTCCGCTCTCGCTCGGCCGCATCGGCGGCGCCTCGCTGGAATTTATCGAGGCCTATTGGGGATGATCTGTCGGAAATGAGCAGCATTTTCACCGGCGCCATCGCCGCCGCCATCCGCGGCGATACGGTCTCCATAATGCTCGGCGCCAAGCTGAATTATCTCTCCGGCCCCGACGCCTATTGGAACGGAATCGGCCCGCTCGACGCGACGGCGTTCGGCGGCCCGATCTTCAAAGGCGTCGGCGCGCTCGGCTCCATGTCCGGCTCGCTCGAGATCGGCACGCAGGCGGCGACGCAAGAGCTGACGCTGACGCTCTCCGGCCTCGATTCCTCGATCATCGCGAAAATGCAGGATCAAGAGACCGAGGTCCAAGGCCGCCGCGCGGAAATCTATTTCCTCACCTTCGCCGCGCCCGCCGGCGCGCGCGAGACCGAGCGCGTGCTGATTTCCTGCGCGCGTCGCCGCACGCTGGTGATGGATCGCATGCCGCTCGAGGCCGGCCCGACCGAAGGCGGTCATCAAGTCGCGATTTCCGTCGTCTGCCAGCCCTTGCTCGCCGGCAAGAACAGAGCGCCTTGGGCCTTTTTGACCGACGCCGATCAGCAGGCCCGATATGCGGGCGATCGTGTCTGCGAACGCGTCCAGGAACTCATCCAAAAGCAGAGCATCGTCTTCTCGGGATGATCCCCGTCGCTTCCTTCCTGCGCGATTACGACGCCATGCCCGGCATGCTGTGCAGCGAGCCCGTGCTCGCCTATCTGCGCGCCAGCGGGCGCGTCGCCGGCGATATCGCGCCCGAGCGCCAGCGCGCGATTTTCGAGCGTTATGGCGTCGTGCGCGCGCTCGCCATTTGCGGCCGCGCGCTCGGCTTCCGACTCGTGCGGCCGTTGCGCCTGGCGGAAGGCGACGCCGTGCTGTTGCGCGCGCCACAGGTTCGCGGCGGCGCGATTTGCGGCCTCATCGGCCGCGACGGCTGCGCGTTGGCCCTTGCCGGCGACGCGCTGGTTGGATGGAGCGCGCCGGACGTGCTGCGCGTGGCGGAGTTCGGATAATGGCGGTCGCGATCGGCGGTCTGCTGCTCGGCGAGGCTATCGCCGGGACGGCTGTGCTCGGCACCACGCTCGGCGCGATCGTGGGAACGACGGTCCTCACGATCGGCACGACTGCGGCGACATTCGGCGCCGAGGCTCTGCTCGCCGGCTCGCATCGTGCTGCGCAGAAATTCACCATTCCGCAAGCGCCGATTCCGCAAGAGCAGGAAGGGCAAGAGACGCCGCCGCGCCTCTATGGCTACGGCCGCTACAAATCCGGCGGCTATCTCCTGTTCCGCGAATCCGCCGGCCAATATGTCGGCTACGCCATGTGCGTCGCCTGCCGACCGATCGATGGCGTCGAGGCCTATATCGTCGACAGCGAGACGCTCACCACGTCGACCGGCGCGACGACAGAGCCGACGCTGGGCGCCTTCGGCTATTATCCGAACACGCGCGACTTCGGCGATAGCGCGATCGTCTGGCCGTCGAGCGGCATGAAGTTCGGCCAATATATCGCCTATATCGACGTGCCGGGCCATGGCCCCTCGCCGATCGTCACCGCCAACGGCCCCTTCGGATTTCTCGAATTTCGCAACGCCACAGAGGCGGGTCACGCCTCGACCCTGCTCACGACCTATTTTGGCGGCGTATGGTCTGCGGACACACATCTCGGCCGCGGCCTGGCGATCGTCTACACCAAATGGGCGACGATGACGCCCACCTTCCATATGGTGCACTACCCGCGTTATCTGCCAAATCATTCGCAGGTCCTTCGCGGCGCCAAGATCTATGATCCGCGCGACGTTGCGCAGAGCTTCCTCGACCCCTCCTCCGGCCTCTATTCAGTCGACAATCCCACATGGACCTATTCGGTCAATGCAGTTTTGCAGATCGCCGATTACCTCACCTTCCCGGAGGCATTCGGCCTCGCCTATGACGATATTCATTGGCCGAGCTTCATACAGGCCGCCAATGATTGCGATCGGCTCGTTGCGACGCGTGACGGCGGCGTGCGGCCCTTTGCGACGGCGCATCTCGGCTGGACGTCGCAGGATGAGCGCCGCGACGTCCTGAAGCATCTCCTCGCCGCCTGCGACGGCGCGATCTGGGAAGATGAATATGGCAAGGTGCGGATTCGCATCGGCCAATGGGAAGAGCCGACCGTCACGCTGAAGGACGAGCATCTCTCCTCGATCAAGATCGAACGTCTCAGCGGCGTCTATGCGGCGTCGAATGTCATCATCCCCTCTTACATAGAGCCGCGCCTCGGCTTCACGCGCAACACGACGCCGCAGATCCGCGATGAGACGTCGATCGCCCGCGTCGGCGAGCGCATCGCGCCGCTCGAGCTGCGTGGCGTCGAGAGTGACGAGCAGGCCTACGCCCTCGGCTACCGTGCGCAAAAGCGCCAGAACACGCCGATGAAGCTGACGGCGACGGGTCCGCTGCGTATGCTCGAGGCCGATGGCGAGCGCGTCGTGCGCATCACCTCCGCGCGCTATGGAATAGACGCGGTGTTCCGCGTCATGCAGCTCACGCTCGCGAATGGCTCCAGCGTCCAGGGCGTCTTCCACCTCGTCACCGCGGACATGTATGCGGATGTGATCTCGCCGCGCGACGCGATCAATCCGAGCCTCCCCGGAATCACGCTGGTCAATCCTTACGCCCCGCCGACTCCCGACGCGCCGGCTTTGTCGTCGACCGTGCTCACCTCGACGACGGCGGAAATTCTCGCGGTCGCGCATTTCGACGGCGGCTCTTCGGCGCCGACCAATGGCGACACGTCGAGCTACACGCGCTTTCGCTCGCGGCCCGTCGACGTTTCGACGAGCGCGCCGCTCGGCGATGGTTCCTGGACGATCTGGTCGAACTACTCGTCTCTCTCGCTCTATTCCGCGACCTCGCCCACCATAACCGGCGTCACCGGAACGCCGCAGCGTTTCGAGGTCCAGTGCTGGCTCGTCTCCACCGCCGGCAATCCGGGCAATCCCTCGCCCTCTTCCTTCATCACCATCTCGACCTTCTGAGGCTCGCATGTCGACGCGACAGCAATTGGCCAATTTGACCTACCGCGATTCCCTCATCGATGGCGTCCTGTCGAGTGGGGTCAATATGCCATCGAAATCCGAGATCCGTGCATATGAGAACCTCCTCAACGCTGCGATCGATATGGCGCTCGCGGGCCAGGTCACGGCATTTCTGCCGCGCGAGACAGTCGCGGCGCTGAACGCCGATCTCGCGCATGCCGCCGGCGTCTATGCGGTTGTCTTCGCGGATGCGACCAGCGCCAACAACGGCGTTTATAAAAAAATCGGAGCGTCCGGTTCCGGCAGCTGGTCGCAGATTTCGAGCTTCGTGCTCGGCTATGTTTCGCCGCTGGCGATCGGGTCCTTTGCTCTCGTAAATGATCCTGGCGCGGCGGCGATATCGATTACCGGCCCGGTGACGGCCCCTCTGCTCAACCTCACGCTTTTCCGCGGCTCGAAAATCTGGCCCGCCGTCGGGGCTCCGTCGAATAGCGTCGGACTCGATGGCGATTACGCCATCGATACGAGCGCCTTCGCGATCTGGGGACCGAAGAGCGGCGGCGTCTGGGGAGCATCCACGGGCATCGCGGCGGCGGCGGCCACGGCGATCAGCAAGGCGGCGGAGGCGGCGGCCAGCGCCGCAGAGGCCGAGTCATGGGCTGTGCTCGTAGCGGGCTCCACATCGGCGATCAGAGTCGTCAAGACCAAGGCGCAGCTTCAAGCCGCCTTGCCCTCGTCTGGCGATATTTTGATTGCCGGGACGGTCACGATCGATGAGCCTCTCGCTGTGTCGGGCGTCGCGAGGCTGTGGATCTATGGCGGAGGCAAGCTCCAATTCACCTCCGCGGGCAGCATCACATTCGCGAGCTGTGACGATCTCAGCGTCGATGGCGTCAAATTCGGCGGATGGATAGCCCAAACCGACCAATATTCTGTCTTTAAAACAGGGGTGCATGGGGATTTTGCATCACCGTCTTACAACAATGGCGCGAGCGCCGTCGATGGCTCCGATTTTAGCCATTCGCTGGTCGGCTCCATGCTCACGCTCAGTCTCGGCGCCGCGTTTTGGAATGCGCTGACGACCAGAAACGTCGTGTCGAGCATGATCTCCCTCGACCCGACGAAGCGCTATGTGATCGATATCAAGGCGGGATTTTACAGTGGTGATGGCGGCAATGGCGTGCAATTCACGACATATGACGCGGGCGGAGCGGAGATCGGCGAATATGCGCCAGCAGATTCGTCGTCGTATTACTCGGTCATAAGCGGCGCCAGCGGCATGAAGGTGCGCGTGGGCGTCACGTCGTGGTATAACACCGCGCTCGACCTTTCCTGCGTCTATGATCTCAGCAAGATCGTTATCTATAAAATAGAGAACGACCTCGCGGCGTTCTCACTCGCGACGCCTACGGAGGATAGCTCTCCGATCCTCATCTCCAACTCTAAGCGGCCGATCATTCGGGACTGCCAATTCGACCTCATTCCGGCCGCGGCGGCCATATTTGTCGGCTGCGTGGATGTGGAAGCCTCTGGCAATACAGTGACGCGGTGCTTCGGCGGCATTTCGGCGACGACCTCGACGGGCAAGACGAAGATCGTCGGAAACAAGATCGATTTGCGATTCGGCGTCGTTGGCGGCGGAAGCCTCGGACAGAGATTTTTGAGGACGCATGGCGTCCAGGCGTCCGGCAGCTCGGATGTCGAGGCGTCACGTAATACGATCAATGGCGCATCTTGGGGCATCGAAATACTGCACTACAATGACGCCTATAGGCATGATGTCGTCGGGAATACGATCGAGGCGGAATATTGCGGCATATCTGGCGTCTCCGGCGGCTGGACGGCGCAATTCCCCAATATTATCAAGTCGAATACCGTGAAAGTCAGCGGCTCGGCCATCATGGGAATCGAGGCCGCGATCGGCGCCGCGCAAGGCGTCCGAAGCGTGATCGAAGATAATACAGTGCTCTGGAATGACCTATGCCAGTTCGGCGCCGGCGTGGCGCTATCGGCCGGAAGTCAGAATTTCGACGTTCGCGTCAGGCGCAACACGATTTTCGCACCGATCGGCGTCAACGCCACGGCCGGAATCGGGACGATGGAGGCCTCGAAAAACAATATCCGTCACGCGGGGCGCGGAATATCGTCGTTCGTGCAAGCGTCGTTTATCGACGACAACGAAATATATACAGCAAAAAACACATGGCTTTTGGCCGCGCATGCTGCAATACATATAAGCGCTTATACCTATTACATCGGGTCGGAGATCACCAAGAATAAATATGACGATACGATCAGCCTCTCTGGATGGGTCGAGGGAACCGCGTTCTTCGATTGGAGAGGAAACAAAATATACGAGCGCTACGCAAGAACTGGAGATATGACGCATCATAGGTTTGAAGTGATTTCAAATCCATACGCGACAAAAGCGCAATATTCCGGCAATGAGATAATGTATGGGTCTCTTTGCCCAGATCGCGTGATAAATAATCTGTATACTGGGTCCGTATTTGAAGTGTCTGGAAATAAATACGGCGGCCTGGCGCATGACGTATTGGTCGGATTTCACAACGCCTCTGGCGGCCGCGACGTCGGCGCCGTCGCGGCATGGAACCCCGGCGCAATCGCCAATGGCGCATCGGCGATCTCGGCGGACATCAATATCCTGGACCACCGTTTCCAGATCGGCGACCCGGTGAAGGTGATGGCGCCTTACGACCTGCAGGGCTGCACAGCGACCGCCTATGTCAAGTCGGCCGCGAGTGACACGCTCGACGGCTCGAATTTCATTACCGGCCAGACTCCGGCCGTCGTGAAAATCGTCATCACGAATGCGACCGGCGGATCAATCACGTTCGCGGATGGGACATGGGTCGTGCTGGCCGACAATGTGAGGCGGTAGTCCCCAATGTAACGCAAGAGGAAGAGCATGAGCATCGACAATTTCAACTCACATGCCAAAGGCCTTTCGAGCCCCGGGACGAAGCATTTCCAGCTCGTCGCATCGGATAACGCCGACCTCGCGGTGATCCCGCGCGCCGTCTACGTCAATGTTGGCGGCGTCGCGGTGATCCGAGACGCCGCCGGAACGGATATCTCCTACAATATGTCTCAGGGCCAGGTGCTGCCTTTTCGCGGCGTGCGCCTGCTCGCGCTCGGGACAACGGCCGTGCTTATCGGGTGGGACTGATCGTGCTCGGGATCGATCTTTCACTCACCTCGGCGGCGGTCGCTCTTTCTCCGGGCGCGCGCCTCGCTTTTTGGGACGCTCTCACGGCGCCGACGCTTCCCCTATGGCTCACGCTCACGCGTGCGACGACGGGGAGCTATTTCGATGCGAGCGCCGTGATGCAGAGCGCCGCGATCAATGCCGCGCGTTTCGACCACGATCCGCTCACGGGCGCGGCGCGCGGGCTGCTCGTCGAGTCGAGCCGCGCGAATTCCGCGAAATATTCGCAGACGTTTCTGAACGGCGCCTGGACGAAGGATCACTCGTCGATCGGTGTCGGCCTCACTGGCCCGGATGGCGTGGCGGGGTCGGCGGTCAAGCTGATCGAAGACGCGACGACGGGCAACCATCAATTCTACCAGCTCTCTGTGCTCGCGGCGGGGACTTGCGCGCTCAAGGCGATCGTCAAGGCGGCCGAGCGCACCATCGCCTACGTGTCCGCCTATGACGGCACACTGACGCGCATCGCCTATTTCGACTTGGCGACTGGACTCATCGCCGCGACGAGCAATGCGACGAGTCCCAAAATCACGCCGATGGCGCAAGGCTTTTTCGAAATTTCGGCGATCGTGGCCCCGACCGCGGCGGCGTCCGCGAGCGTCGGCGCGGCGGCGGTCTCTGGCACGCAGGGCTACGCCGGAAACGGCAGCTCCGGCCTCTACGCATTCGCGCTGCAAGCCGAGGCCGGCGGCTATCCGACCTCCTACATCCCCACCACATCCGCCGCCGCCACGCGCGCCGCCGATGCGCTGTCTCTCGCCGCCGGCTACTCCGGCAATCCAATCATCGTCGAGACGCAGAGCGAGGCGACGGGCGCGATCTCTCGCACGCTCCACAACCCTGGCTCGGGAATTTCCGCGCTTGCCGACGTCTGGCTACGCAAGGCGGCGGTCTACAGGATCGGCACGCCGACGAGCGTGCTCAACGCGATCGTCGCGGGAGGCGCATGGTGACAGATTATCTCGCATGGGGAGCCGACGAGGCCACGATGATCGCCGCTTTCGAGCTGCTCGGCGTGTGGCGAGATGGTGCGCTGGTGACGACGGGACGCTCCGCCACGGGCGCGACATGGGCGATCGACTATTTCCGCGACTGGCTCGCGCCGACCGGAGAGACGACGCTGGGGCCGGGCGGAGAGCTTGCGCCCGTCCTGGCCGCCAAGCCGGGCGTCTATGCGCTGTTGCGCTGGCTCCCGGCCGATGGCGAGGGGCCGCCTCCAACGCCTCCGGGCATTACGCTGACGACGCCGCTTCCCGACGACTGCCCACGGCGTTGGGCGAACTGACCCCGCACGCCAACCTACGACGTAAAGGCCATACGCTTCAACTAAGCGCTAAAGAAAATCGCGCAGCAAAAGCCGGCGGGGAAGATAGTGGCTAGGACGGTCCCTGTCGAAGCCAGATCAAGATAGGAGTGACGAACGATGATCCGCTTAACTCATTGGGCTGCGTTTTTCGCGGGATTTTGTCTTGCTGGGTTTAGTTCTATTTTCGTGCTTCTTGCGCATCTGTTCCAGCCGTCTGAGTTGCTGCCGGCTGACCGGTTTATCAACAGCATCACCGCTACGATCTCCGGATGCAATGTGGTTCTGGACGGTGATGTTATTGTTGACGATGGCCGGGGGAGCTGGCTCGCTTGGACGAGCCGCCTTAAAGGCGGAGGTCACGTTGTTCCCGACCGTGCTGAGCGAAGTGAGGATAAAAATAAGTATCAGAAGAGCGGCCAGCGGGTTATTCGCGCCAAGCTTCTTTACGATTGCGGCGGCCTCTGATGGTAGAATATCTACGGCTTCAATAAGCGCCTTTTCCGGAGTTATAATGCCTGACTTCGTATTCTCGGCAAGCTTGCGTAGCCGAGCCAAAACCTCTTGAGTGACTCGGCCAGAACTTAAAATACGCATCGCGCCATCGGCGATGTCGAATGTTCCGTCCATTATCATGCCCATATGGCCATTTGGACATGGCCCAGCTCTGTTATCCTTCATTGTTATTTTTGTGCCGGCTCCTACGCAGACGCCCGAAGGGAAAATCGAATGGCAAGTTTGGCAATAGGCGGGGATATGGATTGCGGTGCCCATAAAATGGCTCATGTCGAGTGAGTGAGTCGGCCGTCAAGCGAGCCTTGACGATTTGCGAAGTTTGGAAAATACAGGGTCGCCTATTTTTGGGATAGCGACAAGTGTTGCGCCCGAAAATCTCGCCACCACCGCCAGAGTCCGCCGACCTTCGCCTCAACGCTCCTCGCGAGTGTATTGCCGCTATCTGCGCAAGCCCTGTTGCTTTCGGAGCCGCGCCGATACAGGCGGCTCGCGTGCCGAGAGGAGCGGCGCATGCGAGGCCGCGCCGGCGGAATAGCACGATCGCCATAGCATCCTTCAAATCGCATCGCCAAATTCTTCGCTCCGCTCGCGCGCCGCGCGAGCGCTTTCGCGCGCCTATGCGCGCTTCCCCAAAAGGTGAAATATGACCGATTGGAACGCGGTAATTCGCGCGACCGCAGACCCGCGCGCGAAGAAGAAGCCCGACGCCGCAATCATTGGCATGATCGCGGATCATGCGGACGATCAATTCCCGACGTGGGGCTTCACGACGATCCGTCGAAAAGCGGCGCTGCTCGCGCATATTTGCGTCGAGACCGCGAATTTCACGGCGCTCGAGGAAAATCTGAATTACTCGGCCGAGCGGCTGCATGAGGTCTGGCGGAAGCGCTTTCCGACCGTCGAAAGCGCGACCCCTTTCGCGCACAATCCGAGAGCGCTTGCGAACAAGGTCTATGGCGGCAGGATGGGCAATCGTGCCGGCACGGATGATGGATGGCTCAACCGCGGAAAGGGCCTGTTGCAGTCGACGGGTCACGACAATGCCGGCGAGCTGGGAAAGAAGCTCGGCGTCTCGCCCGAAGTCGCAAGCGCATGGCTGATCCATCCCGACCATGCGCTCGAATGCGCATGCACGCTATTCGTCTTGCTCGGCGCCCTGCCGGCGGCGGACAGCGGCGACGTCGTCGCACAGACGAAGCGCATCAACGGCGGCAGGAACGGCCTCGCGGAGCGTCAGGCGGCCTATGCGCGGGCGATGCGCGCGCTGTCTCTGGAAACGGCGAAGGCGCGCGTCGAGGCGCCACAGGATGACGCCGAGCCGACGGAGACGCCGCCGTCTGTGGGCGAGCTGCGCGCCGCCGGATCACGGACGATCAAGGGCGCGGACCAGGCGCAACAGGGCGTCGCCGGCGCGATGGTTTCCGTCGCCGGCGCCTCGGCCGCACTGTCGCAAATCAAAGACGTCGCCGACCAGGCGCAAGAGGCGGCGACGGCCGTGCAGAGCGGCGTCTCCGCGCTCGAGGCGCTGCGCGATTATTGGCCGCTGCTCGGCGTCGTCGGCCTCTCTGCCGCCGCCGCCTATTTCGTCTGGCGCGCCTGGCGCGGTGCATCGCTCGTCAAGGCGGCCCGCGTCGATGATGCCGCCTCTGGCCTCAATATCGGGAGATGAGCGCCATGCTCGAGATCATCAAAACGGCCGTGGAAGTCGTCGGCGGCTCTGTCGCCATCGGCCTCGCCATCGGCATAGGCGCGCCGCTGCTCTATGTCGGCTGGCTCGCCATTCGCCGCAAGTTGATCGGCTGAGGGCGCGCAATGCCGATCCTCGCCCTCCTCCCGATGCTGGTGAAGGGCGCGCTCGACGCGCTCTCCGCCGCCGTCCGCACGCCGATCGGCGCGGCGGCCGTCGCCGCGGGCCTCACCTGGCTCGTCGTCAGCCACAATGAGCGCGCCGCCTGCTCGGCGCGCGCTGAGGCGCTACGCCTCGAGCTCCAACGCGCGGCCGACGCCGAGCATGCGCGGCGCGAATCGGCGATCGGCGCGGCCGAGGCCGTCGGCCGCGCCGAAGCCGACGCCCTCGCCCGCAAAAACCTCGATCTCGAAATCCGACTGAAGGAAGCCGCCGATGCGTCCGCCGCTCTCGATCGCAGCCCTTGCCTTACTCGCGACAGCGTCATGCGCCTCGAAAGACTCGCCCGATAGCAGCCGGACCGAGCCGGTGCGCGAGCTGGCGCACGCTACAGCGCCCGGCGATCTCGACAAGCCTTGCGAGCGTCCGACCAGGCTGCCGCCACGCGCGCTCGCCGCCGGCGAGGTCGAGCGGCTCTGGGGGCGCGACCGGGTGGCTCTGGTGAGCTGCGGTGATCGCCATGGGGCGAATGTTCAGTGGCGTGAGCGTCGGGACTTGGGGCTGGCAGGCGAAGCGAAGTGAGGGCTGAACGGTGGCGCAAGGCGAGGGGGATATGATCGGGATGCTCGATCGCGCGAAAGATTGGCTATTGCCGCTGGCGAGCGGAGCGACGCCGGCGGCGATCTTCGGATGGCTGGCGGGACGCAAAAAGGCCGAGGCGGAAACGGCCAAGGTCGCCGCCGATGCGACGAAGGCGACGGCGGAAGCCTCCAAGGCGGAGGCCGAGGCCGACGCGGTCTATGCGGGCATTTTGAACGAGCGGTTCAAGGCGTTGATCGACGGCTATGAAAAGCGCATCGCCGACCTCACGGCCGAGGTCCATGGCCTGCGGGACGAGGTCAAGGCCTTGCGCCAGGCGCTCGACAGCCGGACCCGCGCCGAGGCGGAGGATGCGCGCCGCCGAGCCGGGCTCACTGGCGGCGCGACGGCAATCTCGACCGATGGCGATGTGCGAGACCTCGGCCGCGTCGTCTAG